GCTTTATCGTCAGTTTCTTTAGACGTCAGACAAACTGATATTGTTTATCCAGAGGCCACAGCCACCTTTAGATATAATTATTTCACTCTAGAAAACGCTTAATTGGTTGACATTCCACTAAAAATATGGTAGAATCATACTGATTCTAATTTTTGAGGTATACTATGAATGACGATATTGCTGACGAATGGGCCAAAGATTGTAAAATTGATGAGACTCAGTTAGCTCGAGAGTCAAAAAGAATTCCTGAACTTCATAACAAATACTACACGCTATATTATAAAGAGGTCTTGAAAGTTAAAAAACTCAAGGCTGATTATAAGACTCTAGAATTTGATAAACGTGAATATTACGATGGGTCAATGGCTGAGGAAGATCTACGAGATCGTGGATGGAAGCCATATCAGAAAAAAGTACTGCGTAATGAAGTAGATAAATATATTCAAGCAGATAAGGATATTATTACCTTAAGCATTAAAATAGATTATCACTCAGAACGAGCCAAATTTTTGGAAGATATAATCAAAACAATTCACTCAAGAAATTTTGTTATTAAGAACATGATTGATATAATCAAGTTCCAGGCTGGAGATTTTTAAATTATGGAAGTCGTGACCGTCGAGCCATTAAATGCTGTACACATGAAAGTGACTGCTGACGCCGGTACACGACAAGAAATAATGAACTATTTTTCATTTAAGCCTCCGGGTTACCAATTCACTCCAGCATACAAAAATAGAATGTGGGATGGGTATATCAGATTATATCAACCAATGCGCCCAACCTTATATGTCGGACTATTAGGATACCTTAGAAAATTTTGTGACGATCGTGGTTATGAACTCAATATGGAAGATAATTCATATAGTGAAGAACCAGTTCCAGATGATTATGGTTACGAAATTGCAAAAGAAATTAATTGCAAATTTACGCCACGGGATTATCAAAACGATTATGTAGTAAATGCAATTAAATATAATCGCTCATTGTCTTTGTCTCCAACCTCATCTGGTAAATCATTAATCATTTATCTTATTCAGCAACATTATTGGAGAGCCTATGAGCATAGAACACTTATTATTGTCCCTACAATTTCACTCGTACACCAAATGGCTGGAGACTTCGAAGATTATGGATGTGATCCCTCATTAATCTATAAAATCCAAGGTGGTATTGATAAAAATACAGATGCACCTATTGTTATTTCTACATGGCAATCTCTTATTAAATTACCAAAAGAATGGTTTGATCAATTTGGTGTAGTATTAGGTGACGAGGCTCACCAATTCCAAGCTAAATCACTTCAAAAAATTATGGACAAATTAACTGATTGTTATTATCGCCACGGATTTACAGGCACTCTGAAATCTGAGGAAAGCAAAACTCATAGACTAGTACTCGAAGGTTGCTTTGGTGAAGTTAAACGATTTGTAAGCACAAAGGATCTGATGGACTCAGGAACTGTTGCTGATTTTAATGTAAAGGCTATTGTACTCAATTATGAAGAACAAGTTAAAAAAGATTTTAGGTCAGCAATTAAAAAGATTGCAGAAAGTTCTAGAAAGTATCCCGCTGAGCGAGAGTTTCTCGTTAATTCACAACGACGGAACATGTTTATCCGTAATTTACTCTGGTCGTTAGAAGGTCAAAATAATTTGATTCTATTTGACTTGGTTGAAAAACATGGTAAGATCTTAGAGCCTCTCCTTCGAAAAGACGATCGTCAGTTACACTTTATATATGGCGCAACAAAAGGTGATGAACGAGAACGTATTCGTAATTTAGTAGAAAACGATCCAATCAAACAACACGACATCCTTGCATCCTATGGTGTTTTCTCAACGGGTGTTAACCTTAAAAAGCTTGATAACGTAATCTTTGCTTCTGGTTCTAAATCAGAAATCAAAGTATTACAATCAATAGGTCGAGCCTTGAGAAAAGGGAATGATGCAGATAAAGCTACATTGTACGATATAGCTGACGACCTGTCGGTCGGGTCTTACGAGAATTATACACTTAAGCATTTCAAGAAGCGAATTGAGATATATGGCTCCGAGCAGTTTAAGTTCAAGATATACAATGTTAATATCTAGATTATTTTATAGTGCATAATGCAATTATACCAGGTCTAGACCAGCTGTCAACCAAAAACATGAGATTTGTACAAAGAAAAAACCCTGTACAAATTCAATACTATGATATAGATTAGTACCTGAGGAGGAAGCGTATGCCATGAAAAAACCAAGAAAAAGAAATTACGTTAATAACAAAGATCTGCTCGAGGCCTTGATAGTATATCAAAAAGACTGTCGAGAGGCTGAGGATACAGGTGAAGAGATTCCTAGAGTTCCTGATTACATTGGAACGTGCATTTTTCAGATTGCTACTCGATTAGCAACCAAACCAAACTTTTCAGGATATTCATATAAAGATGATATGATTTCAGATGGTATTGAAAATTGTTTACAATATATCCATAATTTCAATCCAGATAAATCTCAAAATCCATTTGCATATTTTACTCAGATTATTTGGTACGCATTCCTCCGTCGTATTGCTAAAGAGAAAAAGCAAATGTATATTAGATTTAAATCATCTCAGACTATGGTTTCAGAAGGTAATACATATCAATCCGATGAGGTTAAACTCAATCTTAATATGAACGCTGACTATATTAACTCATTTATTTCTGATTTTGAGGATAAGTTGCAAAAGGATAAAGAAAAGAAAAAATGAAAATTGCTATCATTACCGACATGCATATTGGAGTCCGCGGTGATTCTAAAGTATTTTTAGATTATCAGGAAAAATTCTTTAAAGAAGTATTCTTCCCTTATTTGGACGAACACGATATTAAGATTGTTCTTGACCTTGGCGATACTTTTGATCGTCGTAAATTCATTAATTATGTAACTCTTGCTCGAGGTAAAAAATTCTTTTTTGATGAATTGCAAAAACGAGATATTGAATATCATGCGGTAGTTGGTAACCACTCAGTGTATTATACAAATACAAATGAAGTCAACTCAATGAACCTTTTACTTCAAGAATATACAAACTTTAATATTTACGAAGACGAGCCAAAAGAGTTGACATTTGGATCAACTAATATTATAATGGTCCCGTGGATTACTAAAAACAATACTCAAATTTGCATGGAAGCAATTAATAATTCTCGTGCTCATATTTGTATGGGCCATTTTGCTATTCAAGGCTTTGAGATGATGAAAGGTGCTATTAATGACCACGGATTAGAAAAAGATGTTTTTGGTCATTACGAGCAAGTTTATTCAGGGCATTTCCATCATCCATCTCAATATGGTAATATCATTTATCTTGGCGCTCCATATGAGATGACTTGGTCTGACTATGAAGGTAAACGTGGTTTTAGAATTTTGGATACAGAAACTCGTGAGTTGGAGTGGATATTAAATCCAAATAGAATTTATCACAAAATTGAATATGATGATGCCGATATGACTATTGAGGATATCGCGAGTTTAAACACTGACGTTCTTCATAATTCTTATATTAAAGTTATTGTTAAAAATAGATCTAATCCATACATTTACGATTTATTTCTAAATAGACTTGCGGACTCTGGTGCCTCTGACGTAAAAGCAATTGAGGATAGTTTAAACCTTGAGTCAGCAGATGTAGAAGATATCCTTGATGAAACAAAGGATACAAAAGATATACTACATAACTATATTGAGTCACTTGACACAAACGTTAGTAAAGATAAAATCAAAAATGTTATTGATGAGTTATATATTGAGGCACAGAATATTTCATGAAAATACTTTTTAAGGAGGTTCGTTATAAGAACCTATTGTCGTCTGGTAATTCTTGGACTAAAATTGAATTAGACCGAAGTAGAACGACCCTCATCAGTGGATCTAATGGAAGTGGTAAATCTACTTTGTTAGATGCAATTGTATTTGGATTGTATGGAAAAGCTTTTCGTAAAATTAATAAGAACCAACTAATTAATACTATTAATGGGAGAGATACTCTTATTGAAGTTGTGTTTCAGATTGGACAGAACACATTTATGGTTAGACGTGGTATTAAGCCATCATTATTTGAAATATGGAAAAATGGTGAGTTAATTAACCAAGATGCAGCTAAACGGGATTATCAATCTTATTTAGAACAAAATATTCTTAATCTTAATTACAAATCATTTAATCAAATCGTTGTTTTAGGTAGTGCTACGTATGTGCCATTTATGGAATTAGCACCAGGCACTCGCCGTGATATTATTGAAGATCTTTTAGATATCCAAGTATTCAGCACAATGAATACATTATTAAAAGAGAAAATTAGTGATAATAAAGATTATATTACTGAAACTAGTTACCAACGAGATATTTTTAAAACTAAACTCGACTCTGCCAAAGAGCATAATGCATCCATTCGTAAAATACGAGAAGATGAAGTCGAGAAAATTCGTGAGAAAATGAATGAGCATATCGCAAAAATTGAAGAAGAAAAACATGCTATCCTACAAATTGAGGACAACATTGAAGAGCTCATTAAAACGATTGCCGATAAAGCAGAAACAAAGCAAAAGAAAGAGAAAGCAAATTCAATTTATTTAGAATTAAATTCCTCTTTAAAAAATCACAAAAAGGAATTGATGTTCTATCATGACCACGATAATTGCCCAACTTGTAAACAAGGTATTGAACATAGTTTTAAGCAAAATATTGTTACAGAAAAAGATACTAAAATCCAGGAACTCACTCAAGGATTGGAAGATCTATCTGTAAAAATTGATGGCTATAATAATAGACTTGAAGAAATCTCTAAAGTTGAAGATGAAATCACTAACTGGAATCTTACAATTGGCGACCACCGTGCTACTATTAAAGTTTCAAAGAATGCTTTAATTTCATATAAAAATGAATTAACAAAAGCTGAAGAAAACGTGGAAGCCATCGATAATAGCCAACTTGAAAAGTTGGTTGAAGAACTTAATAAGATTGATGAAAACTCTACTGTCTTATTTGAGGAAAGGGAAGTGCTTGCGGTTGTATCTCAAATGCTCAAAGATGGTGGAATTAAATCCCGTATTATTCGCCAATATATTCCGGTTATGAATAAACTTATTAATAAGTATCTTGGTGCATTTGACTTATTTGTTGATTTCCAATTGGACGAAAACTTTAATGAGATTATTAAATCTCGTTTCCGTGATACATTTTCATATGCATCATTTTCTGAAGGTGAAAAGCTTCGCATTACGCTGTCAATTATGTTAGCATGGAGAGCAGTTGCAAAACTTCGTAACTCAGTATCAACAAATCTCCTACTACTTGACGAAACGCTTGATGGTGCACTTGATGGTACAGGTATTGAAAACCTAATTGAGACTCTACACAACCTAAATTCTGACGATAATATCTTTGTTATCAGTCACAGAGGACACCAATTTGGCGACAAGTTTGATGCTCATATTCGCTTTCAAAAAGTTAAAAACTTTAGTGAGATGACAGCTTAATGTATGTTAAAATGCCAAAACAAATATCATTAGATATCTGTGACAAGATACTTGATATTGGTAAAATGAAAAAGCTTGAAAAGGCATTAGTCGGAGGTGATACTCCAGAAGAATCTGTGCTTATCGAAAAAACAAGAGATTCTAAAATTGCTTGGATAACAGAGCCTTGGATTTTGGCTGTAATGTATTTTCACGCAAATCTAGTTAATAGGGAAGGTCAATGGAATTATAGATTAGACTCAACGCCGGAAAATGCACAATTTACTACATATACTGATGGCGGTCATTACGATTTTCATGTTGATACTTTAGATCCTAAACATCCAAGAAAAATATCAGTTATATTAATGCTGTCTGAAAAGGGCGTGGACTATAAGGGCGGTGATTTTGAAATTAAAGACGATGGATTAGTTGAATTGAGTAAAGGTGATATGTTAGTATTCCCTTCTGACTTATTGCATAGGGTTAATCCAGTCACGGAAGGCAAAAGAACAAGTTTAATAACATGGGTAAGAGGCCCAGAATGGAGATAAAAATGAAAGAAAGAATGTTAGAGGCCATGCGGTCACATGCTCTAGGTCATATTGACAAGCACAGAATGAATGTTGAAGTATACTTAGCCAATCCAGCTGGTATAGGCGAACATCCAGACGTATTTGAAGCCATGGAACAAGAAATTATGGAAATGGCAAAATACCAAGATGTTCTTGAGATGTTAGACAAATATTTTGGTTGACAGTAAGCTTTTTTCCTGGTATGATGGTCATGTTATAACAAAGGAAACCCATGTCTAAATTTTACACAAACGTAGAACGTTTTATTAATGAAATTCGTGTACGCGGCTATGAAAATGGTCGCGCTTTTACTCGTAAAATAAAATTCAAGCCAACATTGTATGTTCGTGCTAAAGATCCAGCTATGGCTACTCATAAAGCTTTACAAGGTAACACTCCACTTGGTGGCGTTCGTTTTGATAGTATGACCGAAGCCCGTGATTGGCTTGGTCGTTATCAGGATGTCCACGGGTTTGAAATTGCTGGTACTCAAAACTACGTAACACAATTTATTCAGCAAGAATATCCAGACGAAATTGATTTTGATATTACTAAAATTAATATTGTATCATTTGACATTGAGGTTGATGTTAGTAACGGCTATGCTGATATGGATCAAGCCGACAAAGAAATCACATCCATTGCTTATAAATCTTCCAAGTCAGATACTTATCATCTACTAGGTCGTAAAGATTTTAATAAACGCCAGACAATTACTGGTATTGATCCAGATAATATTCAATTTATGAAATTTGATAGCGAAGAAGCTCTCCTTCGTAGATTTATTCAAATCTGGCAAACTGAGTATCCTGAGGTTGTAACTGGCTGGAACGTCGAGTATTTTGATATTCAATATATTGTAACTCGTATTATTCGCTTGCTTGGTGAAGAAACAGCTAAGAAACTTTCTCCTTGGGGACTAATTAAACCAAAATCTCGTACAATGTTTGGTAAAGAGCATAGAACATACGATATTTCTGGTGTATCCATTATTGACTATATGGATGCTTTCAAGAAATTTGGTTATAAGTATGGTCCACAAGAATCATACAAACTTGACCATATTGCTCACGTAGTACTCGGTGAAAAGAAACTCGATTATTCTGAGTACGGCAACCTTACTCAATTGTATGAACAAAATCCACAACTCTATTTGGACTATAACCTTAAAGATACTCAGCTCATTCAACGCATGGAAGATGAGTCTGGTTTGCTTTCACTCGTCCTTACTGTTGCTTATGGCGGAGGTGTTAACTACACTGACGCCTTTGGGACTGTGGGAATTTGGGAAACAACAATCTATCGTCGGCTAATGAAAGACGGTGTAGTCCCACCTCTTAAATCCGGCCCTGGCGAGCGAGCTGGTGAACTTGTCGGTGGATATGTTAAAGATCCAAAGGTCGGCATGCATCCGTGGGTTGTATCGTTTGATTTGAATTCTCTATATCCTCACCTTATGCTACAATATAACTTGTCACCAGAAACATACGTAAGTGATCATAGAGAAAACGTATCACAAGAAATGGTACTAAGTGGTCGTTACCAAAACAAAAGTCAATATGCTGTTTGTGCCAATGGTGCTTGCTTCAGTAAAGATAAACTTGGCATTATTCCTGAGATTATTGACGAATACTATAATCGTCGTAAAGGTATCAACAAGACATGCTCAAAGTTGAGCAAGCT